ACCTACCTTATGGTTCCCTCCCGCGACTTGGTCGTGGCAGAAGATCACATACGTGCAACAAGACGAGGGCGTCTCGAAACTGATGCTGATAAGACATTAAAAGCCATACTTCAAACTTCTATGGCTACACCAATAAATGACCCTGATTTCATTAGAAACAAGGTTGATCCACTCCGGGATGCTTATCTCGTGACCAGGGCGATAATGAAAGGTTTCGTCCCTGCGTATGTGGATTTTTAAAGCGGCCGTCAGGCCAGCTCTTTATGAGAGGGTACAGGGTAGAGGAATGGACCGATGAACAAATCACCAAAAACTTTAAGCTGCCGTTACGCAGCGATATAAGTTTTGGTGTTGTTGGAAAACCGCCACCGTTGAATGAGACAATGGTAGCGGCTTCTCTTCCTGTATATCTTAGCGATGCCTCATTATTGGGTCCGGATCATAAAGACAAGCTTTCCTGCTTGGCCGCAGGTTTTAAGAGGTTGGGGACTATGGTTCCACCAATCCGTTTTGAAGAAATGAAGAAAATTTTACTCTATGCGAGAGAACATATTTTTGTGCAGTTTGGTACTTTTAGCCCTGATGAAATAAAGAGTACGGATAGATGGATTAACGAAGTTAACCACTCTGAGACTAGAAAACAAGAATTACGACTAGTTTACGAAGAGATGCAGAAGGTTGGAGTATTACGCAGTAAATATTTACAACAGAAGTGGAACCAGCGGGAGAAAGACCCTCGTTCCTGCCAATCTTTTGTCAAAGATGAGAAGTATCCGGAGGAAAAACCCCTCCGCTGGATCAATGCTTCCAGCGACATATTGAAAGTCGCTTTCGGACCATCGACTGATAAGTGCATGGAAAAGCTCGTGGAGCATCCTGCGCTAATTAAGAAGGTGCCAGTCCGTGAGAGAGCTGCGTACATCTGGAATTACCTTGGCGGTTATGGCGTCAAGGGCCAATCAACGGATGCTACAGCCATGGAAGATCATTATGCCCATTTTGCATTTGCGGGCGATCCAAAGAGAAAAGAAGCACCAGTAGTGCATAGCGATCCACGTTACCGAATCTGTAACGATTTCATGCTATACATGATGGGCGCTCATCCCGTAGAAGAACACCAAATCAGAGCGATTAAATTCGTCTTCTGTCAGACAACGAAAGAAATAAAAGATAAAGAATTAACAAATAGAGTCTGGTCCCGAATAGAGGACTGTCAGACGATGCGATCCTTCTTCAAAAATATAATTGATGGCTATCGCCACTTAGAAATGAAGGATTTTGGTTACATGCTGGTTAATGCTATATTATGTTCAGGCGAGATGAATACGTCATACAAGAACACTGTAACCATGCACGTCATGGCAAACTACGCTGCGTTCGAGAAGAGTTCGCAGCAAGTAAAGACTATACCTTGTGTAAATGAGGGAGATGATTGTTTAGCTATATACCCGAAGGGGTTAGCTCCAGACGAGCAGTGGTGGATAGATAAAGGATGGTTGATAAAAATCGAGTTCAATGGACCAGTAAATGAGTCCTCCTTCTGTGGTCTAGTTTTTGACCCAGAAGTTCAGGTTTCTGTCCCAGATGTAAGAGACTGTCTAGCGAAATTTGGCTGGACGGGTCGAGATTATGTACATGGTACGAGGAAAGTACACATGAGTTTGTTGAGGGCCAAGGCGCTTTCAATGGCTTGCGAGTACAACGACGTACCAATTCTCGGTCCATTGGCACATAAGCTAATGGAGCTCACGAAATCCTATAATATCCGCGAAAGCATAGTTTGGAAAACTAACATGTATGATCGAGAAGTATTACAAAGTGCCATTAAAGAAAAGATTTGGCAACAAAAACCGAACATACACCCAAAAACCCGACTCCTGGTCTTCGAACTTCAGAATATAACAATTGACCAGCAAATAGAGATCGAGAGAATAATTAGTAATATTAGATTAGATGAAAATTTTAGTCTGCCTTGTTTGGACTTTCCAGCACCCTGGGTGCACAACATGACGCGTTGCTACCGCGAAGTGCGAGTGCCTAGAATGTTGGATTTGGCCGGCAGACAAAGAGTGGTCGCCGAAATGACTGCTTTACTTGTAAAATCCCAGTACGGTCTGCCCGTTTGGCAGGGTGGAACGAACGAAAGGTTGTTCGCCACACTGGACCGTTTAGCCGAGGGGAGGATGTGAGGATCCTGAACCCTGGCAATACAAAAATACAAAACCTCAAAA